GCTGTACCGGGGTCACCGACGTGCCCATGAGCGTCTGCAGCAGCACGCCCATTGCCTTCGTGGTGACCTCCATCTCCAGCGACCCAGATGCCTGCCGCTGCGTCACCACACGGCGGCTGGAGAGCGGAACGAGCCGCCCCGCCGCGATGCCGGCGCTCTGAGCGGTGGTCTTCTTGAGCTGAAGGGATTCCTTCGTGAACTCGATGAACTTCGTCGGCGCAAGGAACGTCCCGTAGGACGCCTCGGCCGCGATACCGACCTGGGCACCCAGCCCGGATCCGATCGCCATGTCAGACCTCCGTCTTCGTGGCCGGCGGCTTCACCGCGGGGGCCAGCTTCTTCGGGGCGGGCTTGTCGGCCCTCGGTTCCTCGACCGCCTCCCACGTGCCCGGCTGGCACACGTACCCGTCGAAGCGCGCGTCGGGCACCTCGACCATCTCGTCCGGTTCGATCCGGCGGTCGCCGAGCTCCGGCACGGTGACCGGCTCGGCGCCGATGTAGCGCACTCGCGCCATGGCTGTCCTCCTGGTTGGTGGTGATCAGATGCGGGCGCGGTACGCCACGGTGAAAACGAGACCCGCCAGCGCCCCGTCCGGTCCCTGCTCCTGGATCAGGGACCCCGTGGTCACCTCGGACCACAGGACGGCGCCACCGAGCGTCGGGGCGTCCGGGGCGGTGTCGGTGGCCCGGAGCTCGTCCTCGACGACGGCCAGCAGTTCGAAGACCCGGGCCCGGCACAGGGCCATGTCCTCGTCGCCGGAGCGGGCTTCGGCGTAGCAGGAGATGAGCCCGTCCTCGTCGCGGCGGCGGGCCCCGGCGCTGGCGAACTCTTGGCTAAGCTCGGCAGCTTGCTCGGCCCCCGGAGCCCACCCGACGTACAGCCGGTCGGGCTCGGAGAACGTGGCGGACGGCGGCGGCCCATCGATGACCCGCACCCCGTCCAGGGCGGGCGCGGTCTCGAACCGGACGACGAGCGCGTTGATCGCGGCGTGCACCGCAGACGTGCTCATCAGCCGATCCCCGGCGGCAGCTTGAACGGTTCAAGGAGCTCCAGCACCCGGTTGGGTACCGCGTACCCGAACCCAGGGACGGGCTCGGTCACCGCGTAGTCGTCGGCGCTGGACGCCCCGCGGGCCGGGCCGTTCTTCGTCCGCCACAAATGCTGCAACAGGAGCAGCGCGGCCAGCTTGATGGTCGGCGGGACCACGGGGCGCCCGGCCGTGTAGACCGCCGTCCACGGGCCACACGAGAACTGCGCGCGGTCCGCATAGGCGACCACCCCAGACGGGCCGTCCACGTGCAGCCTGGCCACGTCCACGGCCGTCCCCCCGGTCTGCACTGGAGTCAGGGAGGTCACCGACATGACCGGCGTCTGCAGCAGCACCACAGCGGCGCCCTGCCCACTCACGGTCTCCGTGATCTCCCGCTCCTCGACCACACCCACGTACCCCTCGATGGCCGAGGTGAGCGCCTCGATGTACATCTGCAGCTCGACGTCCGAGGCGGTGGTGCGGATGTTGAGCTGGGCTTTCGCCTCGTCCAGGGTCAGCAACGCCACAGCTGGTCCCCTCTACTTCGTGCGGGTCTCGGTACGCGGCCGGCGCGCGGGTTGCTTCCGGGCGGTGCGCTCCGGCCGTTCTGCCGTAGCCTCCGGGGTCTCGGGCTGCTCGTCACGGACCATGACGGCACGCACGCCGTCGGCCCACTGGGCGGCCTCGGCGCCGGGCAGGTCAACGACCTCACCCGGCGCCCACGCGAACCCGCGGCCCGACACACTGGTCAGCATGCGGATACGGGCCACGGGTCAGTCACCCAGACCCTGGTGCAGCTGGTTGACCTCGCGCTCAGCCTGCGACTCGGCCGACTCGATGGCCTTGTCCTGCTCGTCCTTCAGCGCCCGGACGTCCGGGTCCGGCTCGGACGCCGCAGCGCCCTCCGGGGTGCTGGACACCCCGCGCGCCGCCACGTCGACAGCGGACGCGGCCTGCTGGCCGAGCTGCTCCTTGGCCGCGGCAACGGCCACGGCCTTGTCCCCGATGAACTCCGGGGCGATCTGGTCCATGCTGCCGTCCGCGCGACGCGACGCCATGACAATCCGGTCATGGTCACCCGCCTTCGCCGCGGAAGCGGTCGGCTTGTCCTGGAGCACCGAGGAGTCGGTGCCCTCCTTCTTCGGCGTGGTCGCCATGGTCTGCGTCCTCTCTCAGTCGGATCAGGTGGCGGAGTTGCGGTACGCCTTGTACGCGGCGGTGTCCTGCGGGGTGCCGTCCGCTCGGGCGAACCCGAGGAACCCGACCTGCAGGTAGTCCGCGTACCGCTCGGCGAGACGCAGCATCTGCACGTCCTTGACGTCACGGATCAGGTAGCCCGCGAAGAAGTCGCCGAACAGGATGCTCTTGGCGTTCGCGGCCATGACGGGCATGTCCTGGTTCACGACGTAGCCGTGGCCGAGGATCCCGTCCGGAACGCCGACCTGGATCGACGGCTCCCACAGCGGACGGTTCTGTCCGTCCTTGAGCTTCCGGACCGACGCCAGGGTGGCGTCGTTCAGCATGAACCGCTGCCGGCCGGAGGACCGGTACGCGGGGTCGATGCTGTGGATCAGGTCGATCAGGTCGTCGTAGGTGACGCTGGTCGTCTGCCCGGTGCCACCGGTCTTCCCGATGGCCGCGTTGGTCTGGACGCCTTCCGGCTGGGCGGACCCGGTGCCGGTGGTGAAGTGGGTGTTCTGGATCCGGCCGATGCGCTCGCCGAGCTTCCGGGGCAGCCACGTCTCGATGTCGAACGCGGAGTCCTGGAGCAGCTGGAGGCTGACGCGCACGAGCTTCGAGGTGTACATGAACGCGCCGATGTCGGCCTGGCCGATCGTCACGTCCTGCTCGGTGACCTGCGTGTTCTCGGCGAGGATCGCGCCGACGTTCGCCGTGTCGTCGTTCGTCGGCCACGGCAGCGTCGCGCCGGTCGAGGTGGTGATGACCTCGGACACGTCGCGCATGGCCCCGTAGAACTTCATGGCCTCGACCATCTTGGCCCTGAACTCGGGCGGGACGAGGTACCCGCCGGCCGCGCCGGTCGCGACGCCCTGGGCGCGGAGCTCCTTGCCGTCGACCCAGCCGGTGCGCAGAACGGTGCGCTCCTCGGCGGTCAGCTCGCTGGTGCCGTCGCGCATCCACGAGCGGTACGCCGCGGTGTACGCCTCGACACCGTCCGCGCCGCCGTGGCGGGTCCGGGCCTCCTCGGCTTCCTCGGTGTCGGCGCGAACGTCGATCACCTGGGAGTAGTCGACGGCCGAAAGGCGGGCGTGCCGCTCCTCGGTCTCGATGTCCTTGGACAGCCGCTCGACATCGGCGAGCGCCGCGTCCCACGCCGTCTTGTCCTCGGCCGACAGGGGCTTGTCGTCGCCGCGGGACTGAAACTCCTGCGCCGCGGACCATGCGGTCGCCCGCTGGTCGAGCAGGCTCTTGAGGTTGGGCATTGTGCCTCCCAGCACGAAGAGCCCCACCACCGTGCGGTGAGGGGCTGGAAAGGGTTGTGAGAGCAGCTACCGTGCGAGCAGGTAGCGGGCGGCGAGCGCCTCCATGCGCATCGCCTGACGGCCCCCAGTGGTCTCTCCCGGCTGGGTTGCGTCACCACCCCGAGTGGGCACGGGGCCCGGCTCGTGGCGGAAGTTCAGAAGCTCGGGCCGGTAGGCGGCCCGGCGGTCGAACGCCTCGTCGCTGCCGCGCGCGGCCAGGGCCACGCCGACGGAGCGGAGACCGGCGTCGGTGTCCTCGTAGGCAGGGAACGTGACGGCCGACACCTCGAAGAGCTGCACCTCGCGGATGATCCGGAGTTCCGCCTCGGCCTTGCCGCCGTCCACGGTCTCAATCTCCACCGGCTCCCAGTCGTCCTTGACGACCCGGAACCCGAAGGACATGCCCGTCACGTTCTTGTTCCGCAGGTTCACCACGAGGTCAGAGACGTAGGACAGCTCGGTGTCGAGGTCCGCGTCCACCGCAAGGCCGACCTGGTCCTGAGCCAGGCGCAGAGACCCGGCCGAGACCCGGGACACGACCATGCGGGTGTCATGGTCCACGAGCATCCGGGCGTCACCCTCGGTGATGGTCTTCGTGAACGCACCCGCCGCGATCTCCTCGTAGAAACCCCAGGTCAACGGGTTACCAATCGCAGTCCGGGAGTTGAACACGGCGGCGTGCCCGGTGAATCCCGGGCCCCCGCCCTCGACGGCCCGAACCTGGAGCCCCGCCGTGGCAAGAGTCAGGTCCCGGCGCTCAGTCGTCTTCGGCATCGCTGCCCTCCTTCGTCTCCGGCACAGCCATGAGAGCCGCCGCCTTGGCGAGATGGTCGGCGGCGCGCGCCGCACGGTCCGCGTCCGGCGGCAGGTCCGCCGGCGCCTTGACGCTCGGGTCGTAGCCCAGCGGCGCCATGTACAGCGGCTGCAACCGCATGTCACCCTCGGGGCCCTCGATGGGCGGCAGGTCTTCCAGGCTGAGGATGTTGTTCGCGCTGAACGCGCCCGTGTCGCGCATCGCCCGGTAGAACGTGGCGCGCGCTGCACTGTCGCCGCGGAGCAGACCGCCGAGCTGGTACTTCGCGTACACGTTCTTCGGGAGCAGTTCCTTCGTGACACGCTGCTCAGTCGGCGTCAGCCACGTCGGCGCGAGATCCCACGTGACGAAGCCCTGTGCCTGCTGCTCCAGGCCCGTACCCCACGACGTGCTCTTCTCCGTGGACATCAGCAGGAACGGGGGGACGCCGAACATGCGGGACACCTCGGTGACCTGGAACATGCGGGACTCCAGGAACTGGGAGTCCTTGTACGGCATCGTCACCGGGTGAAAGCTCGCCCCGGAGTCGAGGACGGCCACGTCGTGCGCGGCCTGCCCACCGCCATACCGCGCCTTCC